TTCAAATATTGTTTTCAAAAAAGCAGGTAAAGACATTTTCCTACGGGACCATTCTCCTTCACTACGAATGGACAAAGTTAAACAAGCTGAGGTATTTATATATGATCCCACAACCATCATGGCACTTGAATCTTCAAAAGAAAACGCTCTAGAAACACCCGGAGATATTGCTTTAAGAGTTATTTTTGACCTTACATCATCTAAATCAATCGAAGGTCTATATAGCATGCTAGGATTTGTGTCAATGATTGAATAAGCTTTTTCCACATCTTCACTCTTTGCTACTTTCTTTTTAAACTTTTTATACCTTTTATCATTTCCGATGTAAACTGATCCTTGAACAAGTAACCCTGCTTTTGAATCAAAAGTTCCAGACACTTGTTTCATCACAACAGTTTCAGTTCGTCGAGCACTTGCATGTTGTTCAAGATGATTAAATAATGTATAGTCAAAACCTAAACTTGTACCTATGATTTCTGGTGAAATTATATAAAGCCATGTTGCAGGATGATTGCACATTTCAATGTAATTTGAAATTTGTGTCCATACCTCTTCATCTATTGTACTAAGACCAATTGATTCATAATGATTGATAGCCATACCAATTTCTAGTACTTTACATACTTCCATAGATAAGCCATTTGACAAACAATCATTTAAACTGTTATGATCATTTCTTTGTTTTTCAATACAACTTTGTGTTACCTTAATTAAAGTTGAAGCCCATGCAAATTTTGTTGGTACAGACAATACTGTGTTTCTATAACTCCAAAATGAATTAAATTCTTCTACACCATTCTCAACATATCTAGTGCTTTTCTCGACAGATACTTTTGCACACATGAAAGGATAGCTCTTAATTAATATTTCTGAAGCAACTAATGATCTTAGTCTTGATCTCATAATAGATTTTGGATCATCACTCCTTAAAATAACAGAAAATAAGCTTGATCCATCATCAGAAGATTCTTTAGTTGTATGTACTACTCTTAAAATGGTTTTGCTATCCTTCTTCATATACTTTTCCATAACTTCACTCATCATCATTAAATGACCAGAATGAAGAATTGTGGAACAATAATGGAAAATCCCTTGCATAAAGTTGGATTTATTTTTAACCATTATTGATAAAAAACCATTATTCAAAGAGCCACCATCATTAAGAAACTCATCCTTTAATATGTTCATGGATTCATTAAAGCTTTTGACTGTTGGATTCTTAATAAATGCATCCATTAAATCAGATGGCATTTCGTGTCTCTTTTCAGTTGCCAAGTTAAATATAACTCTAACAACATTACTCATTGATGGCCATGATTTTGTTAAAACTGAAAAACATGATCCAAAAGCTGAAAAAACAAAGTTTTGACACCAAGTTTGACAATCTAATGAATCAAAAACTGATAAAGTTTTCTTTGTGCCAGCTTCAGCTCTTAATTTTTGATAATGTGAGGGTGTAGAATTAAT